CATTGAAACAACAGTAAGTGACACCTATTGGAAAGTCGGTAAAGTTGATTATGTTCATCCAGTCAGTAGTGACACGATACAACTTGACTTTGAAGATGAACTAAAAATATGGCGCAAACCAGTAAAGCCAGAACCAGACCTCATAGAAAATGGCAGAATCATAAAACCAGGCGCATCGGGTCATACATACTCCATAGGAGTTGACTTCTCATCTGGTGAAGACGAAGATTTCTCAGCCATAGTGGTTATTGACTGTGTTACTAAAGAACAAGTCGCCGAATTAAATATTAAAGTATTGCCAAATATTATAGTCATGATGGTTGATTATATAGCCCGCTGGTATAACAATGCATTCGTAGTGCCAGAGCGCACTGGTATTGGAATACCAATTTGTAATTCACTTTATTATGATGTAGCCTATACTAACATCTATAGAATGAAAACACCCTCTGGACAAGTTAGTAAGAAACTTGGCTTCCCAACATCAGCCACACATAAACCTGACTTAGATAAAGCATTAATGGATCATTTATGTGAAGATGGAGTCGAAATTTATAGTCGAAAATGTCTAGAGCAACTACATATCTATGTGCACCTTGGTAATAGACGAACAGGGCATGTCAAAGGTCCTGGCAATCATAGTGACATTGCTATCGCATTAGGATTAGCATTAATTGGAATGCGTGATGCAATCATTGCCGATACAAGTACCTTAACTCCAATGGGTAGTAATCCAACTGATGGTGGTCCTGGTCTAACTCCACATGATGCCGATAGAATTAGCGAATTCCTTGAAAAAGGTGGTGTTCAGGCGCTATTACCAATAGCAATGGGACGTAAGCTTGATAACCAGAGCCTGACGCCTGAAGAAGAGCTACATAAGTTTTCACATCAACTTGGTGGGATAATGCTTGGATCTAAATACAGTAACCCGTTAATGAAAAACCCGGCATTGCGTAGACCCATAATACATAAACAATGAACAATTGGTATTTGAGTATTATGATCTATACTCCATCTCTTAGAAAATATATCAAGACGATAGGAGTTGATTATGCCACTTAAATGGCAATTATGGGACCGCGTACGCGCCTTTATGAGGCAGGCTCAGATTTATCGAACAGACAATCTATATCAAGACCAAGAAACAATTGATAAAATCATTTATGGTGGACAATTCCTTGATTTCAGCAAACAATCAGCTCTATTTGAACAAACTAACTTACAAATTAACCGCCTTGAGCGTTACAAAGATTATGACATGATGGATGAAGTCGGTGAGATCAGTCTCGCTTTAGACATGTATGCTGACGAATCGACTTTAATTGATCCAGAAAGAAAACACTCCATTATAGTAAAAGCGAAACGTAAAGGACTCAAGAAGATAATCGAAGATCTCCTCTATAACACACTCATGTTAGATCGAGAAATTAGACCATTAGTACGTTACCTATGCAAATATGGTGACTTTGTATCAGAGATCATACCGAACAAGAATCGTGATGGTGTTGCATCATTTAAATTCATGAATGTTTATAATTTCACCAGAGTCCAAACGAAATATGGTGATCTGGTTGGTTTCTATTTCCAGGATGCTGGTTTGGCAGAACCTCAATTCCTACACCCATGGCAAGTCATGCATCTAAGGCTCACTAGTTATGAAGTCATTTATCACCCTTATGGGCGATGTGGAGCGCTGTGCAGCACTGTGCAAATGCCAACTGGTTATAAATTATTGAAGGACATTCAGAAAGGTGATCAAGTCTATTCGTTTGACCTAAAAACACTGAAACCTGTAATAACTACTGTCCTTGACAAGGTGATTAACGGTAAGAAGCAGACAGTTATAATAAAGACTAAGCATCGTTCTATCCAAGTAACACCAGAACATCCAATGTTGGCTGTCATTAAGAATAATTACGTTTGTGAAGAACAGATTTGTAAAGGCACCGAACGGAACAAGCCACATGTTAAAAAGCAGCACAAGAGAGATATAAAGACCAAACAATATATCTTGGCCAAGGATCTAGTCAAGGGCGATAAGTTGGTTCTTCCAAAATTCCATAATGTCGGAATAGATATCCCTATTGAGACGTATAAGATTGCTGATCAATATGATGGTAAGAGAATGCGTTTCCCTCAATATATTACTGAAGATTTTGCTAGATTAATGGGTTTCTTAATTGGTGATGGTTGGGTCCCGAATGGAGGTCGGACATTATGTTTTGCGGAGGGCGAATATCAAGAGTTAAACAATAAATATATTAATATCATTAAATTATTTGATTATGAAGGGGAACCATATCGGCATACTCTTAAGGATAAGGATGGGCAAGAAAAGAAATATGGTTATTTCACATTTAGATCAACAGAACTATCACAGACTATAGTAAACATGGGATTAGTTGGTAAATGTTATGAAAAGCGCATACCGAAATGGGTATTTGTTGCGACTGATGAGATTAAGAAGGCGTTTATTGAGGGATTGGTCGATTCAGATGGATCAACCAACATCGACGAGTGGGGTTGCGAGCGATATCAAATTGAACTAACCTCAGAAGAATTAGTGAAAGATCTTAAAGTCTTGTTGGATCAGATGAATATTAAATGCGGTAATATTAGTAAACGCAATCGCCCAATAATGACCACTGTAATACATGGTGAAGAGTATGAACGCCGCGATTCATGGATTGTGTATTGGTATGATGCTAAGATGCCATCTGGTGATTTAATGCATATGGGTAATCGAAGGACGAAGTACGACAATTCATCTGAAGATTATTTGGTTGAATCCATTCTATCGATTGAGGATGGTGGCGAGGTTGAGGTTGGTGATATCCAGGTGTCAGAACATCATAATTTCGTGGCTGATGGCGTTGTAATTCATAATTCGATCTTAGACGGCGGTCGTAAAGACTTTAAACGCTTGCGACTAATGGAAGATGCCGCGCTCGTGTATAGACTCACGAGAGCGCCCGAAAAGCGCGTGTTCAGTATACCAGTTGGTAACATACCGCCCAAAGAAGTACCACAATATATTGAATTACTTGCCCGTCAGATGAAAAAGCACAAGTTTGTTGATCCGGCGACTGGGCAAGTCAATGAGCGTTACAGCCCCCTTATTCAAGATGACGATTTCTGGCTGCCTAAGAGAGCTGATGGTACGGGTCCAACTATTGATACCCTACCAGGTGCTGAGAACCTCGATCAGATTGCTGATATCGAATATTTCAAGAAGAAAATGGTGGCTGGATTGAAGATTCCATTCAGCCGAGTTGGTATTGGTGAACCCGCAGAGGCGAATGGGCGCTCGCTTGCCTCAGTCTCACCTGACTTCGCCAAGGCAATACAATGGGTACAGCGTGAAGTTGTAATGGGTATTAAGAAGATTGTGTTGATTCATTTGTCATTGCGCGGGCATCCGGTTGATGATCTTGAGAGTTTTGATTTATCAATGACAGCAGCAAGTGCCATTGATGAGTTATATCGCATCGAGACATGGAATACCAGATCTGACATCATGAAGAACCTGAAGGAACTTGGTTTCTTCCCTGATGAGTGGATTGTTGAGCGTTTCACTGATATGACGCCTGATGAAATAAGTGCTATGAAAAAACAGAAAGGTTATGCTGATCCAGATGATCTTAAGGCAGAAGATGCGCTTAATGATGAAGAGCGTAATTTGATTCTTGAGTATAATAATCTGCGGCCATCTAGAGAATTACAGATTGACGAACCTAGTATAATATTCACACCAAAATTTTATGTCAATTCCAAAGAACTTGATGGTTTGAAAGGTAAGGATGGTAAGTTTATAGTTGAGAGTAGTGTCAATCAAGAAGATGTGAATGCTGTTAAGGAAGAGACACGTACACTTTTAATGGAAGAGACTGGGCCTAAATCAACTGAGGTTGATGGTGTTGTTAAGCAAATGGACGATGTTCCTGCAAAAGAATAATGCCTACAATCAAATCTATATTTAGATGATCGATAAATCCTTGTCCTTGTGTAAGATAGGGCATTGGAAATCGAGCTAAGGGGAATAACTCACATGGTACAGCCAACTAATCAGAATATCAATGTAATAGAAATGGATGCACGCAAATTCCTGAGAATGCTCAACTCAGGCGCACCGAGTCAAATCGCAATATTTAGTGAACGCATCCAGGCCATGGGAGAAAGAATAGGCCGAAACTGGCAACTTGTATCACTTGATGGTACCAG